ATTGAACGAGAATTTCTTCTGTGCCTATATCATCGATCGAAATTATTTTCTTTTTTAAAACTTCGTCTATCTTTGTGTTCATCTCTTGTGCGTTATAGCAGTTGACGATTTTCTGTTCATGCATCAATAGAATAGCCGGTATAACGTAGCGACCCAACAGTGTTTTACCACGCCCACAATTTCCGAACATAAACAGCCCTTTCCCTTCATTATCGGAAAGCCAGTTTGCTACTTCGTCATATTCTTTCAGCCAGTATGATTTCTTTCCTTCATGTTCCAGAAAAGCTTTTAACGTCTCCTTTAATACGTTTTTTGCATCTTTTATTTCTATAAATACCCGATTTTCAGGAAAATTCATCCCGTGTTTTTGCATCAGCTCAATCAATTCATTAAAACTAAAAGTTGTATTCATATTAAAAAGGTTTATATTCAATATTTTGCGTATTAATTACGCCTGAATGATTTGTTTTTTTATTATTTTCTCTTTTTTGCCAAGTTACAATCGCCGCACGCCAGTCTTTCATTTTATTTTTTCCGATAAACCAATTTTTTGCTGTATAAAACGCAATAAAAGCCTCTGCGTCAACTGAATAACCTTTTTCTGAAATATAATTTTCAACTTCATCCAAAGAGGGTGGTAAAAACCGCTTAGGTTTTTCTTTTTCTTTTTCTTTTTCTTTATTATTTACTTTACTTTTCTTTACTTTACTTGCATTGCGTTCGCATTCATTTTTTATGCGTTCGCATTGCGTTCGCATTTCTTTTTGTTCCTCTGTTTTTTTTCTCCACCTTTGATTTGCAGATTCTCTTGCTTTTAAAGATTTTTCGTCTTTTAATTTCATTCGTTGTAAAAAGCTTTCGGAGTAGAAGTGCTTACTGTCTTCAGTAAATACAAATAGCCCAAAATCTTCTACGATTGATTTTACTTTTTCTGCGCTAACACGAAAATCAAAGGCTAACATATTGTAATCTTTGATGCTCATGTATCCGTCAGAGTCTCTTAATCGTTCGAGAATCATGAAATAAATACCATATCCTTCAGCACCGTATTTCATCCGTACGGCGAGAATTTTCTCATCGTTACGGGCGTTACTGTCGTGACTGAAATAACTGGTTTTTTTCATTTTTTTTGTTTTTTGTTTTCCGGCTTGTTGAATATTTTAGGCTTGACAAGCTTTATTGTTCTATTGTCAACTCTCACGGGTATGTATGTTTCCAGATACATTCGCCCGATAGGTGTCAGTTTTTCGAGCTCTATCTTACGCTCGAATTTCTGTCCGAGATAATCATTCGATCTGTATTCCATTTTGTTTTGTTTTAAATTGTTTATTATTAAAAAGGTGTTTTGTTTAATTCAATGTTTAAACCCTTGTCGGCAACAAAAACGTTTTTACCTGTTGCTTTTATAATATCCTCGACAAATTCGCCTGCATTGCTGTTTTTGTCTGATAAGTGAAGTAGAACTATATTGTTTACAACAGATAAATCTGTCGATTTCAAAAAATCAAGGCATGTTCCAAAATCCATGTGATTTTGTATTGTTCTACTCATTAATGATCCTGATACATATCCTTCATTCACATTCTTTTTTAGCAAATCGATTCTGTAATTGCATTCAATCAGGATGTTTGAAATATTCTTGAATTGATAATTTAGATCGCTTGTATCTGTTGCAAAAAGAACAGTACCCGTTTCTTTATGATTAATCAAAAAACCGAGCGGTTCTGCTGCGTCGTGATTTACATGAAACGACATGATATGAAAACCACCTAACTTGAAATGACATGTATTGCCACATACTGTTTCAAGCTCAATCCCCAACGATCTCGCAGTCCCGTGAGACATATATACACGTATTCCGGAATCGAGGAAATTCTTTACATATTTTGCATGATCGAGATGTTCATGCGAAACAACGCATCCGGAAATCTTTTTAATATTAAAATCGATTGCCCTCTTAACATCAGCAAGAGGTACGCCACATTCTATTACGAGCGCTTCCGTCTCGTTTTCGAGAATGTAGCAATTACCCCTGCTTGATGATCCTAATACTTTCAAGTTCATGTCAATTAAAATGGAGGGTTTTCTGTAAAAAGGTTTTTGTTTTCTCCAAAAAGAATTTCTTTTCCTTTATCATCGATTATAACATCATTTTTTATTTCCTTTTCTTTCTTTTTCACGTCTTTCCCATTTTCGTTTTCATCCTTTTTTTCATCTTTCACTTCAACTTTTTTTTCATTTGTATTTTTTACAGGCTCCTTTTCTTTTTCATTAATTCCTGTTTTATCAATATCGATTACCGGTTTTTTTTCTTCTTTCTTTTCAACTTCTTCATAATCAATATCAATGATATCTCTAATTTCATCTTCCGTTTTCATTCCCATCGAAAGTTCCGGAGCATAAACTGATGTCCAGAAAGATGCAGCCCTATACATAAGCATCTGTTGTGTCATTGTTTGCCATTTGCTGCCGTTTTTCGTATACCATCCTTCTTTAATTGCAAGCCTTATATCGACAGGTGATGATTCAAGGATTTCATTGGAGCCCTTAGGAGACGTGTAAGCAATACATTGGATATTATCTATACTTGTACCGTCAAACTCTTTCATGACGGCCTCCTTTTTGTTTGAACGTGGATTATATACATAATCTACATAGTTTACTTTGCCTACTTTCCCGAGATTGGTAAATTTGAATTTCAACGGGTTAAATCTGCCGCATGTGTTCACGGTCGCAATAAGAAATTTGCTCGACCAAGAGGGCTTACCATAAATTATTACCAAATTTTGCATTACCATAAGAGGCGATGCCCCAATCCTGGAGGCTATTTCAAGAGCAATCATGCAATTTGCCATAGCCTTTTCAAGCGGATTATCTTTACTTTCCTTGTATAGGTCCGGGACCAGTTCCGATTTTGCAAATAATTTGCAAACCCGTTGCATGACCTCAAATTGTTCTTTATCAAAGAAATTAAATCGTGTAATTTCTTGACTTCCTTCTGTTTTTTGTAATACCGTTTCCATTGTTGTTTATTTTAAATTTCTGCATTATTGCATTGTAAAAGGGGCAGGATTCGAACCTACAAACAAGTACTACTTTCTTTGTACTTCCTTAAATTTCCAACGGCTTTTTACGACTTCAGCTGTTCAGTATAACGTTGTCGATTTAGAGCGTCTACCTGTTCCGCCACCCTTTTAATTATTGTTGCGACTTTCACAAGCAGCAACAATCAAAACAGTGTATGGATAAATTAAATGAAAAGATCTCAAATTAAGATTAGGTTATTTTTTTAACAACAAGCTCACTGTCTTCCGAAACAATAAGGTTGATTATCTGACTTTCAGTATTTAATATGCTGTTAACGGATTCTCTCCTGTCGATAAAAATCGGTGCGGCCACATTATAAAATTCGGATAATATGTTTATTATGTCGATTCCGGCATTAACCTGTTCACCAAGATTTGTTACTGAAATAGGTACGCCCTGCTTATTTGTTGCAATACATGCCTCAAATTCATTCCCATCGATCGTTCTGTCGAATAGTTTGAATTTTACTATTTCAAACAATCTGTTTATTCTACTTTCACATTCATCGATTTTTATTTTTGTGAAAGCATCGATAAGAAATTCTTTCTTCTCAATATCTGCAATTTGTTGTGAAATCATTCTTGTCTCCTTTTCAAGAGAGGCTATCTCATTTGAATATTTTTCAATCAAATCACGTTCAGAAAGTTCTTTTAATAACAAATCTCGTTTTGCCGTTAAACTTTTCTTTTCTTCCGCAAATTCCGTTACATCAATTTCTTCAAATTTCGGCATCGAATTGTTAAGCCTTTCAATTTCTTCCTGTAATTCAAACCATTCTGTTATTTGTTCAGGAATTATAGTACGTTTACCCGGTATCGTTATTTCCTTAAAAGCAATAGTCAGATCATCGATATCCTTTTGAATCTCCGAAATAGTTTTTTCGGATTCTTCAACCCGTTTTGTCAGTTCGATCATTTCTTTTTCTATCTCAGATATCTTTAATGATTTTTCCTTTGCCTCTTCTGTTATTCTATCAAGCTTCTTTTTTTTCTCTTCATAAAAAGATATTCTCACTTCTTCTCTATTTTTCTTGAATTTCTCATTAGCAACAATATCATTACAAACTATCTTAAAAAGCGGACATACAAGATTCTCTGATATTTCGTCAAAATCTTTCTTGTTTTCCTGTATCCATTTTTCCCGTAGTTCGTCAATGCTGTTCTTTTTAATTTTTAATTCGGCCGTCAGAGATTCTATATTTTTCTCCAATTGCTTTTTATGCGAAATTTCATTGTTCAGTTGTATTTGAGCAGCTCTTATTTTGTTCTCTATTTCTGTCTTTTGTTTTTCTACCTCAAATCTTTCTTTTTGTTCCTTTTTTTCCGCTTCAAAAACAACCTGATTTTGTTTCTGCTTTATTGAATTGATCTCTCTTTGTATTGCGTCAATTTCTTTGTAATAAGAATCCATCAACGCCTTCTTATCGTGTATTTTGCTTTCGACTTCCTTTATTTTTTCGTCGCATTCTTTCAATTCCTGCTCAATAAGAGAGTAATCCTTTTTTTCAGGCATTAGACGAATAGTTTGATCTATTTTTGCCGGTATCAGCTTTAAATCATCATTTAGTTTTCTTTTTTTTGCAGAAATTTCTTTTTTGAATTCCTGCATCGATTTTCCGCTTATCTCATCAAGCAAATCTTTAAAATCTTTGTTTGTTGCAGCTATTTGTTCATCACTTACAGTTCCGGCAATACGGAATAGTTGCTCCCTTTGTTCTTTCCAATTAAGCGACAAGAAAAATGACGGGTTGGTAATCATCTTGAATATTGTTTCATCGATGATCTCGTCAATTTTTGTTTTGTAATCTCCTGCACGCAGTGGTACGTCGTTTATGTAATATAAGGTTTCGCAGCCATCAAATACTTCTTCGCTCGTTCCACGTCTCCGTACCCACTTTTGATGCAAAACACGTTTCAATTTCATTTCTTGCCCGTCAATTTCAATAATTGCAGATACTTCGGCATCAACACGATCAAGTCGTTTCCCGTTTTCAATCGGAATAATTTCAAAATCTTTCCGATCGAATTGGTCCTTACCAAATAGAAGCCAAATAAAGGCATCAAAAATGGTTGATTTTCTTGTTGCATTTCTGCCGTAAATCGAAGTTTCTTTTTCTCCAAACTCGATTCTTTTTTCTTTTACACCCCTAAAATTCACAAGGGATATTTCTTTTAAAATAATCTTTTTCATTGTTGCTCTTGTTTTAAATCATTATAGTTTTCACAGCCGTGCTGAAAGTTTCGTCTATTACGTAATATCCGATAATCTCACTGTTTTCGATCATCGGCTTAATGTTTGTGTGCCAATCCAATCCGTATATTCTGCAATAATCCAATGCGTTTCTGAATGCTTCCGATTGTCGTGCAATACGGTTATTGAGGTAAGATTTTCTCCTTTTCATGTTCATGGTTTCGTTATTGTTTCTTTTTCATTAATTCGAGTGCCAAGTCAGCATCGACGATTATCATTCTTCCACACTGCGAAATAGCCCGGTCAATCTTCCCACTTGCCTTGATTCGGTTTGCAGTGGTCATGCTGCAATTGAATAGTTGTGCAATTCCGGCAATGCCGTACACCAAGCGTTTTTCTTTCGGTTGTTCGATAATTGCTGTTTGTTGTTTGTCTAACAAATCCATCAATTCCCCAACCGTCAGGTCGATAATTCTTGTGTTCCGATCGATTTCCATGTTATTCGTTTTTTTGTAGTGGCACATTTTTTATCAATCTTGCCGCATTGGCAAAATTCAAAACGATAAGAATTACTATCCAAAGCGGCGTTTCATCGGTAATGCAAAGAGAGCAAAACGATGAAGCGAAATACAATACGATTAATCGTTGTTTCCGGGTCAAACCCGGCATTGTCAATGTTTTTTTCATTATTGGCGATTTAATTTTAATTTGATTTTACATTGTTTTTGAACATCTAAATTGTTGTCGTTTACCAAGTTCAGCAATATTATTTCCGGTGTATTGCTGTTTCTTGAAACTTCATATCTTACCTGCCAATAGGATGATTGGCTTAAAGTTTCAAGCTCTTTTGGGTTATTGCTTGTTCTTGCAAACATGATTTGATCTCTAAAAGAATTTGTTTTTATATCAATGTGATTTTCTTTTTTCTCAATTTTAAAAAGCCGGTAGGGCTTGTTTTCTTTTTTCAGCATTTTTATTTCACGTTCAGTGCCTTTGCTTTCTCCATTCCAAAAAACCAAAGCTTCATCACATTCCTGTACCATTTTTTTATTCTTTGTTGTAATATCTTTCAGTGCGACATAAAAGCCAAGTCCACTTTCGTAGTTATACAGTGTAATTTTAATGCCTTTATCTGATGCGACATTCCGGGCGCATTCTGCCGCTCCTTTTATGTTTCCGGACGTGATATACCAAATTTCCTTAGACATCATTTCATTCAAAATATTGGTTACTGCTTCTGTGTCTATTTCCCTGCTTCCAAAAATTGCTATCTTTTTCATTTCCCCTTTCCCCAGATATTTGTAATGCCATATTTTTTAAATATTTTTTCAATTTCAAAGGCCTGGCTGACTTTTGGTTCAATGTTCCCGTTCTTGTAGTATATAAATGAGTTTCGGTTATTCACTCCAAGAACTTTACATATTTCCTTCCTGCATTCTGCTACGTCTTTTTGTCTAAGCTGCTGCCATCCTGCATTGAATCCTTCTTTGTATTTCGTTATTTCGTCCATAATTAAAGTGTTTAATAAATAATATTTACTGTGTTTTTTGTTTGTTATTGTTGTATCGTTATTGTATATTTGCAAGTGAATTATTACATGGTGCAAATATAAGCTGTTTTGCTTATAAAACCAAATAATTGCATATATTTTAATGTTAAACATTATTAAATATATATAAGTGCAAAAATTTAAAGCTTTTAGGAAAAAGAATAATTTAACCCAAGAAGAAGTTGCTGCTTATTTTGGAGTTAAACAGTCTTTTATTTCTCAAATTGAAAATAATATACGCTCTATTCCTGAGAGTTTTATAAGCAAATTACAAGCAGATAGTATTTATGATTATTCTGATTTAATTGATCCGAATGCGGATTTTTTCACTGTATTCGATTTATTTACAAGGACAATCGGTGAACAGAATCAATGGACAGCTGCAACATACGAAAAATTTTCAGCTTTACGTATGCATTTCAAAGCGTTTGACCCATATATGACATTTCAAACCGCAACCGACGATAAAATGCAGGAATATGTTGCCTACTTGACAAAAAAAGGGTTGAGAAACACGACTATTGCAAAAAACCTCGCTTTTGTAAGGTGGTTTTTCAGGTGGGCAGCTCAAAAAGGATATTATAAAGGAACGGTTCACGATACTTTCAAGCCTAAATTAAAAGGAATTGATGGCAATTCAAAGGAAATAATCTATTTAAATCAGGACGAAATAAAACAACTGCAAGAATACCAATTTAAGCCGAATGAAGAAGCCCTTGAACGTGTTCGTGACGTGTTCTTGTTTTGCTGTTTTACCGGCTTACGGTATTCAGACGTGGCGAAATTGAAGCGTTCGGACATCAAGAAAGGATATATCAAGGTCGTGACGCAAAAGACCGTTGACGGGCTTATAATTGAGTTAAACAAGCATTCAAAAGCAATACTTGACAAATACAAGGACGTAAAGTTTCCAAATGATAAGGCGCTGCCGGTTATATCCAACGAAAAAATGAATGAACACTTAAAACGGCTCGGTCAAGTATGCGGACTGGAGGAGCCAACAAGGGTGGTGTATTTCAAAGGAAACGTCAGGCACGAGGAAGTTTATCCGAAATGGGCGTTATTGACAACCCATTGCGGCAGGCGTACTTTTGTTGTAACGGCTTTACGGCTTGGGATACCTGTTGAAGTGATAATGAGATGGACCGGGCATTCAAGTTTCGAAGCTATGAAACCTTATGCAAAAATAGTCGATGAAGTAAAGGAAAAATCAATGTCAAGGTTCGACAATTTTCTGTGATTTTATAATTGTACACGATTTTTCAAAGAAAATAGTTGTACACGGTTTTGTACACGAATTATTGGCATTTAAATTATATTCCGTTGGATATTAGAATTTCAAATTTAGGGTTAAAAAATAGTTTTTCATTGATATTTAAATGTTGTGGCATTTCGTTAAACTATACTTCCGAGAACCTCTCTCTCCGCAATAAACCTTAAATACCAATCAGTTATGAAAATTGTACACGAAAATGTACACAAAATATGATTTTTTCTTGCTTAGAATTTTACTTTTAATCCAAATTCATGGCCGGAGCCGTGATTGTTTACGTTATATAAATATTTATACTCAATTCCTACATTTTTGTAAAACACGCCTCCACCGGCACCGGCAATATTGAAAGAATTGTAAGATGCAGATGCGAAAGGGATTAAAACCCGTTCTTTTTGTTGCGTAATGACTTTCTGCATCGGCGTAAATGAATAGTTGAATTTCTGTAGTTCGTTATATTGTATCGTTTGATCAATATCTAACTTCCCGTTCTCATCGTCAAACACATTGAAAGCATATTTCCTTTCTGCAATGTAGTTTTCAATTATTTTAGTCGTATCGACCGTTTGAATAACGATTTTATCTTGATTTATAAATAATGTATCTTTCTTTACAGGTAAAAAAATGGTTGCTGGGATTGTTGAGGTTATGAATTTAGGAACTTCAATCGTTCTATAAATTGTTTCTCCTTTAATATATTCTATTTCCATGTTCTGTTTGATTGTCATTCTCCCTGCGATAAATCCAAACAAACAAAAAATGGCCGAAATAAATATAACATGTTTTGTTTTCATTTCATTTTTCTTTTTTTAATATTTTAATATCGATTATATCGCTTCCTTGTGGCTTATGATTCATGTCTGCTTTTTCGTAAAAATAAATAAAGGCACGTGCGTGATTTTCCTTAATCACTCTTTCCCCTGTCAAAAGGTTTATATATATCTTTAATTCAGGTCTCATCGAAGTATAAACTTGCCTCATCTTTCCTTCTTTTAATCAGTCCGTTTAATTTTTTACCGTTCGCAAAAACCCACCTGCCAAATTCTCCTCTTATTGAAGGATCATCAGGGTTAATTTTGATTTTTTTCAGTAATGTAGATGATTTGAAATTTGACCATCCTACATTGAAAATAAAGCTCACAAGTGCATCAAATTGATTTTGAGTAAGGTTGAGATTCAAAGAATTGAGCTTATCTTCTATTTCTTTTATGTCCTTTTTCAGTAATTCTTCTGCTTGCTCTTTTGTTATCACATCACCCTCCTTTACGCCGGATGTATGTCCGTAGCCTATTGTCCACACTCCACCGGGGCATCGATAGGCCTTTAGCCTCAACCCTTCGTGAGACTTGACAAATTCGTATCCTTTTTTACTCGTCTCCATTAATTGTTTGTTTGTTTATTTTTGTATTCACGAGCTTCTCAAGATTCGCAATTTTTTGCCTTTCCTGTTTTAACTCATTCGTCAATTCTTTAAGATCATCTTTTGCTTTACTGAGTTCTGATTTGTATTGTTCAATCAGCGTTTGCTGATTGACAATAATTTTGTCTTTTTCGTCCAGCATTTTTGCGAAAACATCCTGTTGATGCGTTGCAATATCCAACAGTTTTTTCATCGCTTCTGCCGATGCGTCGATTGCGTCTGCTTGTGATCCTGCCTTATCTTCCTTCAGCCTGAATAACCATGACGCCCCTCCGCCTGTTATCAATCCCGCCAAAGCAGAGATTATTAATTCCCAATTCATTTGTTTTTATTTAAATTGAAAACATTTGCCAACTTTGACAATTGTTGTGTCAAGAGGATATAATTGTAATGGTCCAAGCCCCTTTTCTTTACGCTCTTTATTGATTGATTGTATGTTTGTTTCGGCTTTTTGTATTGCTCCAATCAATATATCCGATCCAGTAAAGACCGAACGGCGTTCGCCATCCGGTGCACCATCTGAACGTTTTACATAAGAACCGTCTTCTAAAAAAGCAGCAAGCACAACTTGCATTTGCATGCGCAGACCCGATTTGTTTTTGCCAGGAAATTTTGTTGGCTGAATAATTGTTTTTTCAATCAAGATATGACGATCGAACAAATCTTCAATATCTATTCCTTTACCAACAATAATATCCGATTCAATGCCAAGTTCACTAAATTTTGCCATGATTCTTACATACTCTGTCCTTCGAGATCAGAAATCAACATCGCATCAACATCTTCTGTAAACTGCAAAAACTCTTTGTATGCATCAACAGCCGTTGAATCTATCTTTATTTCAAGAATATGTTTGTTATAATCATTCAGCAAAGCAAATTCTTTCGTTTCATTAACAACGGAACGAATAATTGCCTTTTTCAAAACAGCTTTTGTCGGCTTTTCCCAAATACGGATTTCACGACATTGCCAACCTATTTGTGTTTCCTTTGTTTTACCGTCAGGAATACCCATTTCAGGTTCAATATTATAACGATATAAAAAAGATCCATCGTTATCTTGCTCTAATACCAATGGTTTGCTGTGTACAAGATCATATCTTGCGTTTGGCTCTAACAAATTTAATTTCATAAGGAAATGTTTTTTGAATTTTAGACATTAAATTGATTGAATTGCAATATTTGCACCACCCCCACCAACTACAAATTTGTTGTTTGTATTGCTCTTTTGTCGGCGCAATCTTTCTTTTATTCAATTTTGCCACCCGGCTGCAAAATTTATGTTTGATAGATTTACGCAAAAGAGTGTGGGAGTGGAAAAATCTATATCCTAAAAAATCAATGCCCCGACTATCGACCGGGAAAACCTGATAATTTCGTTTTACCTTCAACTTAAGACGATCTGAAAAATATGCACGTATTTCATGCAAAAGCGAATGAAGTTCGTCCTTGTCTGATCCGAGTATCACAATATCATCAGCATAACGATAATAATATTTGATTCCTTTTTCTTCCTTGATCCAATGATCAAAATATGTCAAATAAAGATTGGCGAAATACTGTGATAAGTAGTTCCCAATTGGCACACCATCAGCGGAATCGATTATTTCGTCAAGCAACCAAAGTAAACGTTTGTCTTTTATCTTTCTTCTGATAATCTGTTTTAAAATGTCATGGTCAATCGATGGATAAAACTTGCGCACGTCAATTTTCAAGCAATATTTTGTTCCTTCATAATCAAGTTTTAATTCTCTTTTTAATCGCTTTGCCGCTGCATGTATTCCACGATTTTTTATACATGAATAGGTGTCTTTTGTGAACACGGATACCCAGATCGGCTCGAGAATATTCATAATTGCATGGTGAACAATTCGATCGGGATAATACGGAAGCTGATAAATTTCACGTTCTATTGGTTCGTAAATTTTAAAAACATTATATTTTGAAGTTTTGAAAGTTTGATTCTTCAAACTTTCGTGCAGTGAAAGCAAATTGGCTTCACGGTTTTTGTCGTGAAGTTGTACGCCATAGGACCGC